CCTCCGAATCATTGAAGGGGGGCAGTGCCCCCCATTCATTAAGCCACGCCCTTGATACCGTGCAATACCGCAAACGCCGGTCCGTAAGCCGGAGCACCATCCAGCAATTGCAGGCCCTTGACACCGACTTGGTTCTTCTTGAAGAACTCGCCGCCACCATCCCGGGATACCTCGAACTGACCATTCTGGGCGATGTAGTAGTAGGAGAAGTCGCCGATGATCAGCTCGTCCCCGTTGGTGTCATCTTGCGGCACGTTGTTGGTGACAATCACCGGACGGCCCAACAGTTGGCCGGGAGTACCGCGAGTAATACCGCTGTTGTCACCGGCGAAATCCCACAGATACCGGCCATTGTTGTCCTTCAGTTTCCGGACCTTCTGGGCGGTGCGCTGGTTCATGAGCCACACCGCGTTTTCTTGATACTCCTGCTCCAACGCATAGAAGATATCGATCAAATCGTTGGCCGTGATGTTCCCGTTCGTGGTGTCGGCCACCTGTTGACGGATGATCCCCAAAGTCGGGTTATTTTTCGCAGCATACAAAATCCCCAACGGACGACCGTTTCCGTCTCCGTTGATGAATGCCATATCGGCTTCCTTACCAGCAGCCCGACCCAGATCACGGGCCAAGAATCCAAACAGATCAAAGGAACTCATCCGGATCAGTTTGATGGACAGCGGAACAATCGCGGACCAGATTTCCGGATCCAGCGTGATTTGGCTAAACACCGGTTCCACCGTGCCCGTAATCTCCGTATTCTCCGACTGCCAAGCACCAGCGGTGCGACCGGTTTGGACAGGGAGTTCAATTTTCCCGTCTGCTTGCTCCACACGAGCCCCCGCCCGAATCACGCCGGACGCTTGATCCCGCATCTCGATGATTTGGCTGGCCAACTCGGTATCCACCGTGTAACCACCAGCAGGGCCGACACCAGCGGACATGTCCTTCAACATAGCATCGTTACCAGTGGCCAAAAACTCCTTCAAGGCCGCCTCAAACTCTTTCCGCTGATCCACTCCAGTATTTACATAGAAGTTTTTCCGGCTTCCATCGGGCATCGGCACTCCGACTCCTTTACGCTGGATCGTGTTCCAGAACGGCGCCTTGGCCAACATGTTCAGGTCAATTCCAGACTCACTCAGCCGCTTCATCATCCGCTCGACAGCACGCTCTTCCAGAGACTTTTGATGCTGTTTGGCGTACTTCAGAACGGTCTTGGCCCATTCCTCACCCATTTGATCGGCCAATTCCTTTTCCTTCTGCTCTTGTTCAAAGCGCTGCAAACGAGCGTAATCCTTCTCAGCGAAAACGCTCGCGCAACGATCACAACCGCAGTTTTTCAACTCCTCCAGCGACTTTTCATAAAGCTCCTCACGATTCAAATCTTTGAACTCGCAAACTTTCACCGTGGACATATCTGATCACCTCTTTTTTCAAGCATTAAATTAGCCCCTTCACCAGCATCAGCAGGGTTTGTTTGCTGACTGCCGGTTCAGAGGCTTTGTCGTTATCGTCGTCCTCCCAAGGGGGCGTTTCTCCGAGTTTTCGATAGTAAGCGGCGATTTTCCGTCGCACTGCCGGGAGATCATCCGATGGAATGTTCACCCCGCCTCTAGCACCCTGGACCGCTGCGGCGGCGGCAAAGATCCCTTTGGGGATGGCTGTCAACCGTCCATCAATCGGCCTGGCGAACGGCAACTTATAGGCTCCAAAGTCCTCCCGATTGTTTTCGTCAACCCAGAAGAACCCCCGGCCATACTTGGACCAGTTGATTTTATCTTTGTTCCCGGATCCATCGGACGATGCCCATTTTGCCATTTCACGTCTGGCAGCGTCACCGTCCCAGTCGGTGGAACGGTCGGCCAACGGTAGATCCGTCGAACCGGACGCGGCCTTTTCATCCGGATGAAGCATTTTCACGCTTTCGATATCCGCTTTCGGGTTAGCTGGGATCGGGACCATCGAAACCTCGATTGGCTCGATTCGTTTCAAGATCCGAACAACCTCTGGTTCGCCATCGATCACTTTCTCCTCAAACTCCCAGTACTTGCGCGGAGCAATAAACCCAATCGAGTTTTTGTCGAGATGGCCATCCCGCGCCAAATAGTAATATTCCTCCGCCCGTTCTCTCACCGTCCGAGAAGGGCTATTAAGCGCCACACGCGCCTCATACCATATGCCGTCGTCTTTTTCCTCCAATATAGCGGAACCTAATTGGAGGAAAACGCTATGATGCGCAAAGAACGGCACTTTCGTCTTTTTCCTTCCGACCCCGGCCTTCATCGCTCCAGCAGCGATAATGTCGGCGTGCCGGTCAACATTGCCATAACGCGCGGCCCATCCCTGGATAATGCCCTCGCCACCACTGTCCGACACTTTAACAATGGTGTCTCCGGCATCAGCCATCGGCGTTGTGGCCTTATAAAGGGTTTCGTCCGCTTCTTCTAGTTCCTTGTATCCGTGACTGTTCAGCCACTTTTGCACAAGATCTCCCATTGGGTCACCTCCCTGTTTCCGACTATGCGGCGGCATTGCCTTCAAGCCCTTCGGGGGCACCGCATTAGTCAACAGGAACCAGAACACATCGGCAACGAGGATGCAGCGGAGGGGTAAACACATGTCTTAAACCTACCTCCATCATCCTTCTCCGTCCGCTCGCATCACGGCCAATGATCTTATCACCGATGGAGGCAAAAGGTTTACCAATCTCAACCACACGGCCATTCAGTGCGCGACAGAACGGGCATGTCCGATCATCGCCCACTGCTACCCAGCGCATCCGGAGATATCCGGCCAACTCAAAAGCCAAAGCAGCGCCGATGTTAATGCCCCAAGTTGCTTCCGTTATGGCGATTAGATCCGCCCGTTCGTCAATGTATCGGTTAAACAAAGCCCTGATTTCATCGCGGAGCCGAGTGATTGGCCACCCTTCTCTCTGCGCCCTTTGCAACAGCGCAGCAATATCCTCCCGCGTTGCTTGAGTAATCGCATCCGCGACCAACTGAGCATTGCGGCGGACAATTTCGTGGATCTCGGGACTTTCTACAAAATCAATCCCTAAGACGCCTCCCGCAGTTCTCCCACCCAACAGAAGGGCTAAAATTGCGGAAAGGGTTAGCTCCTCCGCAAGAGATTCCTGATCTTCTTCAACAGTTTGATTTGATTCCGCCTCGATCCGGAATAGTTCTTCTTCGCTTATCGCTTTCCTCTGTAGTATCTCACCTACCTTTCGTTTTTGATTGCGAAAAAATCTTTCATCCTTCCTCTTAGATCCTCTTCGGCTTCCCTCTGAGCGTTCAGCAACCCATCAATAAGGGCGCTTTGACTATCTTCATCGAGTTCCTTGGCTTCAGGAGAGGGCGCCGCACTTTTCGCCCCCTTCTCCTGCTGGCCTTGGCCAATATCTCCCAATGTTTGAGCGCGGGCCATCAGCGCCTCTTTCTGTAAATCAAAAATCCGATAATCCCCTTGTTCGCCAATAGCATCCTTACCCAACTCCTGCAAAGCCTGATTGACCGTCAACAAACCAACCTTAAAAGCTTCCGTGGTTCGCTTCCATTGGTTTTCCTTCTTCTCTTTCAAGGCATCCACTTCGCTAAGATCGAAGCGGGCCACTACCCCCGGTTCATTCCACAGGAGTTGACTGTTAATCTTGGATTCAATCAATTGAAGCAGAGGGATAATCGTGTTGTCCCACAAATGTTTCCGCGCGCTCTCAAAGTTAGCGTGCGTGTTGGCCTCACTGACACCAATCCACGTCGGCAGGAGTACCGGGTCTACCCCAAGGGCCGCACAAATCCGGGTTTCGACATGCGCCCGAACCTCTTGGAAGCCCATATCTTTAAAGTTGGTGGATAACTGATGCGGCTTTGTCCCGTGTCCAATCACTCCCGGACGCCCGCGCTTTTTGCTGTTGCGCCCAAATCGTTGCCACCATCGTTCTTCGATGTCGATGGCGTCCTCCTCTTCGATATCACCCTCGACAGACAGGAGCAGAGGAGGGACCGCATCGTTCCGTATGAAATCATAAACCAACATCGTGGCTTCGCCATCTAATAACATTTCATCAAACACCGAAGAAAGCGGCGATACATGGCCATAGTTATCCATCGCATCGGGATACGGCAAACGTAGTACCTGCTGAACAGCAAAATCAATCTTGGCCTTTTCACTGCCATCCTGCTTCCAGTACTCATATCCCTTGATCTCTTCGTCATCGGCCAAGACTTTCACACAATGAGGGGGAAGGATGTGTATCTCTCGTACTTCCTCCGCCATACTCCCAGGATTACGCCGCCGAAGCTCCCAAAATGCGACGCCAGCGGACAGAAGATGTAAGGCGGTCTTATACCACAATTCTTTTTCCGATGTGAATCCGTTTGGTCGAGAAATTACTTGGCGCAACCAATGATCGCGTTCCTCCTTGAGAGTCCCATCTTGGCGTTCGCGGTATACCTTAAGTGTGGCCGATGTCATTTGCCTAGCAATCACACCAATAGCCGCAGCCGCCACACTACAGGCGTAAATCCCCATTCGCATCAATTTGGCTTCATCGCGTTGTGTATAGTAGGGATTCATGGTCCGCTCCGGGAACAGGGCCTCCAATTTGCTGATCGACACCGATTCGGAAGACACCGCGCCTTTGGTTTGAACGATTGGAATCTCCTTTCTCACCATCCGCCGCATCTGTCCACCTCCCCTCACACAAAGATTTGGACCGGTCGATGGTTGAATACGCCCCAGGTGGCCAACGCCAAGGAAATCACGCAGTCGTCATGTTGGCCCTCGGGTGCGCTGTATCGAATGTGACCGGAGGATGTAATCTCGTACTCGAATATGTTCAGCTCGTGGATCAGCGGGCCGTAATTGGGGAAACTGATCTCGCCTTGCTCGATCTTGGTGGCCAGCAGATGGATCAGTTGCTGTTTGCTGGTAGCCGTAAACTTGAACGGCTCCACTTTGATTCCCCGCTTCCTCATCTCATGGATCAGCGGATCGCCCAACCCCGTGGCGTCCGGCCACACCCGGGCCTTGTTGTACCGCTTCACCACATGCTCCAGCCGGTCCAACACCCGGTCCCACTCCAACTGGTTAAACCGGTCAATGTAAACCACATGTCGTGTCTTCTGATCCATCACCGTGATAACGGTATAGTCTTGGTGTTTGGCCAAGTCCAAACCAACCACATACTTCCGTTTTGGCACCGGATCTTCGCCTTTCGGCTTGTGCTCTCCTTTGATGCAGTCCTTCACCCCTCGGAACACCCCGGCGGTGTCGTCCAAGAACTCCGCCTCGTACTCCTGCATAAAGATGTCCCGGGGGAGCGTCTTCCGGGCGTGCTCGATCTCATCAGGGTGGATGTAGGGGTTGGAACTGGTCGGGAACCGGAACGACTCATATTCGGGATACTCCGGATCGTTCCCGCGTGCCCATTCGTTGTAGAACCAGTTGTAACCGCGTGGCGTGCTGATGATAATCGCCTTACCCATCGTATCGGACAAGGTTGGTCGAAGGGCTGCCGTCCACGCTTCCTCCGGCACGTCCCGGGCCTCGTCAATGACCATAAAAGAAACTCCCTCACCACGGAGGGAGTCGAAGTTGGTTGTGGACTTGAAGAAGGTATAGCTTCCGGAATGCCACTCAAAGTAATTTTTAGATCGGTTTATATTGCGGATGGCTCCACGGAAATGGTTGAACATGATCCGCATGGCAATATCCGCTTGTTGGTACGAAGGGGCCACCCACCAGGTAATTGTACCAGGGTTTTCCCATGCGAATTTTACGATTTCATTTACACAGGCGTAGGTCTTTCCCCACCGTCGGCCACAGCAGACCACGCGGAACCTCGCCTTACTTTGATGCAGGGGGATTTGGCCGGCGTGCGGCTTGTACAGCTTTATCCTTGCAAATCTCTTTTCCAAGCTGCTTCGCCACCTTTGCCCAGTCCTGGCGGATTTGGCCGTAGCCGATTCCTTTGTTTTGATAGTTGGTCATCATGGTTATCACCTCCAAATCCGCGCCGTTATGGGATTTTTCTAACCGTTACAAAAGGCGGGTTTTGTTACCTTGACTCATCCCCCGGGTCATAGTAGTCCAACGCCGCAAGGAGATTACCCCACCAACCTCTCGACAATTCTTCCGGCCTCACTGTTTTCTCCGGATCATGCATCCAAAGAATAAACCGTTCATCAATCATTCGACCCATCCTCCCCACCCCACTCGGCCACATACTCCACCTTGATCGGTCCACCATCTTCTCCGGTGTGCTCATGCTGTTGTTTATCGCGCCACACGTCCGGCTTCCGGTTCTTCAACCAGAAGATGAGCGCCGTCGTGTTCGGCGGCTGATACTTGCGCACCGTGTGTTTGGTGCCCTTGGGCGTAACCACTTCCTCTTCGTACTCGTAGCCCATCGCCGCCTTGATTAGCGCCTCTTCCACTTCACGGTCGACTATTTCTTTGCCCTTCTTTAGGGCCTCGCAAATCTGGCCAAACCTTCTTTTCCACCGGTAAAGAGTGGCCACATCAATGCCCATATTCTCCGCAATCTGCTCATCTGTCAGGCCATCACGCGCCCATCCTCTCAGCCGGAGAAGGCCCTCTTCTGTCAGCCACTCATGATATTTGCCCTTGGCCATTACATACTCACCACCTCGCCGGTCGATCTTATGTATGCCACGCAAATAAAAGACCGCCCCGCGCCCATTCGGAACACGGTGGCGGTCTTGGCCCGCGCAGAGGAGACCTCACAGGGCACCTTAAGTGGGCCTCCTCCCCCTACTCAGCAGCAAGGTTGGTGCCCCAAACCTCCTTTCAGGTTGCGCGGTATGTATGGCGGCCCGGGCGTTCCCAGTCCGCCGTTTATCAGGTATGGAGGGATGCGATAAAGGGGATCTTGCGGACACAACGAGGAATGGGTGGCCTACATATTGAGTCAAGGAGGATTTCACCTCCTTAGAAGGCGTTATCCTCCATATGCCCATTCCTCTCGATACCATTTTACTCTGAAAAA